CTAGCAAAAGACATATGAGCGTCCGACGTTCCTTGGAATCGCTGAATGCGCCAGTTACGCATCCAACCCTGCTGGAACCATACTAGACGCTTGGCACGCTGACCTGTCTTACCAGCATTGATGAACTTCTGCTGGCTCCACGTTTCGCCATCAGTTGAATAGCTTGTATTGATTGTTGGATCGGCTCCCAAAGCAACAGCACCAGTTAAGCTGACAAGTTCAAGCTGCTGGATTATAGCTCCACGGCCCTCATTGTAAACAATGGTAGTGCCAAACTCCCAGCGCACAGTGTCGCCGTATTGAGTCGATATGTCTTTAACGAGGTAGCCAACCCGATTACTCGTAGGGTCGCCACACACCCATTTGTCATAGCACCATACATAGTTTTGAGCGCGATATTTGGAAAATCCCTCAATGCTGCTGGTTAAAGTAAACCAAACTGGTTGCCCCAATTCTTTTGACGCAGCGCCATCATATACCAATGTGCGATCCGGAAGGTGAATATACAGATGCTCATGGCCTCTGTCATTACGCGCTTCCATATTTACCAATCCAAGCTCTGCCTCGGTGTAGCCCAGCAGAATTATGTCGATCTCTTGCGTGCTAATCTTATTGGCATTTGCATTTACACCAAGATAAACACCTGGCGCTTCATTAAAGCCGCTGCCAAGGAATGCACACGTTTCTAGATATATGCAGCAAGCGTGCGTTCCCGTAGTGCCCTTTTCAATCTGAGCGCCCTCAATGCGTTGGAACGGAAATAGATTGCCGCCTACGTTATCAAAAACTTCTATGGTGTTTCTGTTAAGCGCATAAACCTCATTGCGTAATTTCAGCAACGCAACAATCGGGTCAGGGTCTGCTTCTGCGGAACCATACTTTAATGGGTTTACCGAAAACGGATCATTCAGTTCCGTCACTACAAGAAACTCACCGTCAGTGGTCATGAAATAACCATCAACCCACACGACATCTATCACAATGCCTAAGTCTGGATCAGTGACTTGCGTTACATTCGTTCCGTCATAATAAAATAAATTGTTATTTGAGGCGATAGCCAGAAGGTCAAAGGAGTAATCCATCGATACATCTATGCCATTGTCGCCAACGTCAGCGATAACAGTTACAGTTCCATTAGCAGCTACGCTACAGAACTTGGAGCCCATTACACGGTAACAAACGCCGTTCCAGTTAATAGCGCCGCGATCTACGCCAGGGCCAGTGCCATTAGAGACAATCCCATCAGATGGACGTAAGAATCCGTTGCTGATTCCATTTGTCTTTGCCACAGGCACTAGGTTTACCGGATAAGACGTGCGAAAGTCAGGCCCGTTGTCTGTGTAAATGCCATTTAGGATTGGAATCTGCATTACTCAAATCCTACTGGGTAAGAGTTTGTAGCTGGGAGTTAAGAAGCCGTGTGTTGTAGTAAGAAATTTGGCGGATGTGTCCATTAAGGAACGTAGATGCCAAGTTAGCCCCAATTTCTAACCTATTTACTGTTGGAATGGAGCTAGGCGTAACTTGTGAATTCAAAACACCATTGGTGAATTGCGCTGCGTTTCCAGCCGCAGCCCCAATCGCAGACTTTGCAACAGCGTTAGGAGTTATCGCACGCTGGGCTGGGTTGGTGGCAACGCCTCCAACAACGATACGACCTTCTACAAGCGCCGATGTTGTAATCATCGCAATGCGGTTATTGTTAGTCCCATCGTTTGCAGAAAACACAACCTTTCCGCCGCCAACAGTATCCACGACGTTCTGGAACGAAGCAACAAACGTCCCTTCAGTCTGATTATACCAGCTAGAGAAGTTCGTGCCTGTCATCGTCGCAACGTCTGCGCTGCGTATGACTGTTGAGGCCACCGTAGGGATGTAGCTTGTGGCGAAGGATGCGGCCTCCATCTGACCGCCCCATAAATAAATTCCTGAAGTTCCGTTGCCAGCAAAAGACGTTGCCCCAGATGAATTGGCAACAAAAACGTCATTCGCATAGGCCAACAGCCCCGTTATTGCGCCCGTTAGTGTAATTCTATACCACCCATTACCGCTTGCTGTAATAGTAGCACTTGCAACCGTAGCGCCAGTTCCAAATGCAGATGGCACCCCAATCGTCCCAGAAGTAATGTTTACCGCAACTTGAAAAGCAGCAGTTCCGCTAGCATTGCCAACCCTGTATACAAAATTTCCGTAACCTGCCGCTTTTGCATATATGGAAGCTGTGACAGTTGCGCCTGCAGTTACACTAGCGCTAACGGCTCTAACGCTATGTACGCCGCTCGCCGTGCTAGGAATTAGGTTGTCCGCCGTTGTTAAGCCATCTGGTGCAGTTGTAACGTTGGCGGATACACTAGCCGCAGTCTTAACCCACACCACATTATCTAACTGCTCGCTATACGTCACCAAATTCGTCCGTTGTTCCTCAATCAGCAAGCCTTTTGCCGCAAGCGTGACGGGATCGTAATCAAAGCGGGGTGCGTTAATAGCTGCCGTCTGAATCAGACCGTTGCTGCCGACAAACGTGGCCGTAGATGCGCGTGTGAATGTAACTCGGCTATCCAAAGAGGTGGTCGTAAGAAAATCAAGCACAAGTGCAGGGACGCCAGTTGTTGACGCACTCCAACGGCTAATGTGTCCAGCGCCACGACCTCCCCAATGTACAGACATTAGAGACCATCACCTTCAGTGAAGTAAATGCGCCCAGTTGCACCAGCAGCGATGGCAGCAATATAAAGATTGCCATCTTGACCAGGGGAGAATGTCAATACTTCATGCACGCCAGGGCCTACAGGGGCGCTAGTTGTCGTGCTTGCAGTTACAGTTACATCACCACCATTAATCCAAACAGTAGCCGTGCCATTGTTCATAATGCGAACAGTAATAGGACTATTACGCTTACCAACAAGAACGCGCTGTGATGAACCGGAAACATTGATATTCACCGTGCCGTTTTTGGCAGGGGAGAAAGATCGAACCATTATACTAAACTCCTTTATTAGCCAACTAACACAATTCAGATGCTATGTCACCACTTCACGCGATCAGCCCAAAACGCCGCGCTCATTTTACCCTTGGCTATATTCTTTGCGTGTCTAGCCTTGAATGATGCGCGGCGCTTCTTGTTGGATTCGCTTTCGCCCTTGCTGGCAGGAGAACCCATTACGCCCTGCTGCCCGAAACGTATCGTCTTAACCTTATCACCTTCCTTAGCTACCACAACGTGTGACTTTTTAGGATGCGATGGTGTGCGCTTTGGTTTGTTATAACCAGTGACACCAGCACGAGTAAGGCGCGAATCCTTTTTCATTTGGGCGCGTTACTTCTTTTTCTTCTTGGCTTTGGTCATTGTCATTGACTTGCCAGATTTAGCGGCAGCTTTCTTTGCCATCGCCATACCTTTTGCATCGTAGCTGAACTTTTTTCCACCGACCATTGGCATTTTAATTCTCCATCAACTAAGTTTAATTTAACCGACTTTCCAGTTAGCGCCATCGCTGAACACAGGAACCTTATTTGCACCGCCACCAACAACAGTAGCATTGAATGTAGATGTGCTGCCATCAGTAATGAAAGCGCGAGTGCCAGCCCCTGCAATCGTTGCTGTTGGCAACTGAGCATAAGTAACTGGAGTGGTCTGCATCGTGTTCGCAACAACACCATCAAAGTTTTCTTCAAGATATTGAAGCAACGTAGTCACTGGGCAGCGACGACTATCACCTTGATCTGGAACCCACAAAACAAGATTGTCACCGCCAGTTACCTGACCGATTAAGGGGAGTTGATTAATGGTTGGCATTTCTATCTCCAAAAATTTCGTGCTTTACTTCATTGCCTTCACGCCACACGCGCCATTTGCTTGGTACACAAATACGCTGCGCCTTACCTTGCGTTACATTTTTAATGGCTTGCTCTAGGTCGGTCATGCCGTGAACTCCGCGCACCACCGAACAGTGGCTGAACCAGATGTTGTTGAAAAAACACTTGAGATTGTTAGGCGTTGTGAAAATTTTGTAAAAGATTCATTCAGCGTAATAATCCCACTAAAGCCACCATTTGAGATGACCAAGGGCGAACCAATATTAACACCATTGCGCCGTGCTTGGAAAGTGAATGTCTGCCCCACTGCGGGTGTTGCATTGACTGCTATACTGATTTGAGTCAGCTTACAGTTTTGCGGAACAACATATTCGGCGTTTGCTTCAGTAGCCGAAGAACCGGAACCAAGATATTGCGTGGTGTTCTGAGCTTGCGCCGCAGATTGAACTCCTGATTGAGAAAATAGCAACCCAAGAGGACTAAACCCCGCAAGACCCCTTGCATTTGAATCTGCACCAAGCAAATCAAATGGTGTTGTAAAGTTTCCGACGCTTGGAACTTGCCCACCGAAAACGAAAACGCCAGATGCCGTTATTGCAGATGATACGCACGACAAGGAACCCACTTGTCCGTCAAACATTGTATTGACAAAGCCATAACCAACACCCGTGCCAACAATTTTAATTCCGCTATATCCAGATTTAATAGCTTGTATGCGGCAGCCTGTAAAACGCAGATTGCTTGTGTTGTTTATGTAAACAATGTCCTCAATAGCCCAATCAAAACAGACGTTGGATGCCGCAATACCGCTGTTATTACCCGCCAATCGCAAGACGTTAATTTTTGCGTTATAGATATGGCTGTTGCTGATGTAATGACTCTGAACACCATTTCCCAAATACAAGCAATGATCGATCTGTAGGCCACCGTTCATTATGAAGCTGGTGATTTCACTATCTGCACTAAGAGGCCCAAGCCAAATACCAGCAAATCCACCTGCTCTTGATCCGTAATATATTTGAATATTGATAAATCGAGCGTCATGGTCATAAACACCGGCAACGCCTTCTGAATATATTCCAGCTTTTCCAGCCGCAACGTCCGTTATGTAAATGCTTTCGCACGTAATCCCGCCAGCGCCACGCGTGTCAATACTGTGCTGGGTTCCTACGGTTGCGTTAAATCCTAGGTTACGAATTGTTTGCTCGTTATATACCACACTAATGCGCGGCCATTTAATTGTTGCATCTGTTGCGCTTGCGCTCTGCTTTAGTGTTGACGAGGGGCCATCACCATAAAGCACAAAATTAAATACGTTTGGCATAGTCAACGACGTAACAAGATATGTCGCAGCCGGTACATATACTGCTTTAGCACCGCTATTTATTGCCGCTTGAATTGCCGCTGTATCGTCAGTGATGCCATCACCTACAGCACCAAAGTCAAGCGGCAATAAATAGCGGTGCTAAAGCAGTATATGTACCGGCTGCGACATATC